CTGTGAGCTTCTTCTTTTCGTATGGCATCTTCTTTGGAAGCGTTATATCTTTCTTGTGCTTCCTGTGCTTCGGTTGTCCTCTTACTAAACGCCCATACTGCAGATGCAGCACCAATCGCTACCGTAGCTAATAACACATAAGGATTCTTCAACATAGTAGTATTCAACAACGCCTGTGCCTTCTGTGCCAGTAATATTCTCCCACGCATAATCATTGTGGCAGCAGAGTATCCATTTTCAGCAACAGTAACAAGCATCACAGCAGTTCTGTACGCTCCATAAGTAGTAACTAACCCAACCAATACCTTCCCCACCGTTTCATAGTTTTCAATCAGTGAAGTGGTCATCTGAATCCCCTTCATTATGACACCTTCCGACTTCTGCCCCAGCTCGTTAAAGGCTGCATCCATCGCATCCTGCATCATGGATAACTGCCCATTGATTGTTTTTGAAGCGTTCTCAGACATATTATAGAACTTTCCACCTGCGGAAGTAGCGTCTATAAACGCTTGTTGAACCATTTCTGCGGAGATAGCGCCTTTAGACATTTCTTCTTTCAGAGTGGCGATAGACTTACCTGTCTTTTCGGAAATTTGCTGGAGAGGGTTGAACCCTGCATTAATCATCTGATTGAGGTCTTGCCCCATCAATTTACCGGCAGCGGACATTTGGGAAAAAGCTAATGTTAGAGAACTGAACCTTTGGGTATCTCCCATAGAAACATCGCCAATAGCCTGCAAATAACGTGGTACTTTCTCTGCCTCAATATTAAAACCAAGCATCATTTGTGTAGCTTTCGTTACATCAGAAAACTCTAATGGAGAGATTTTAGCGTACTCACGTACCTGCTTCATTAAAACATCTGCTTTCTCCTTACTACCCAATAGAGTCTGAATAGCAGTATCAGCTGCCTGAAATTCCCCACGCACCCGAATAATTTCAGAACCTAATGCCTTTAGCACACCTGCTCCACCGATAATGGCTAACGCTTTCTTCCATGAAATAGCAATACCTTTATTTGTTTCAGCAACATCCTTAGCATCATCTTTATATAAGGCATATTCATCGCGTAGCTTCTTTACGGAAAGGCGTGCTTCTGCTTGTTGTTGGGTCAGCCTAAATAAAGAATCCCGCTCTTTGCCAAGCGTCCTTTCTTGCTCTCTAATATGATTAAGTAATTCTTTGTCTTCACTTCCTCTTGATACGATCGTTTTATATAATTCTTTATTTTTACGGATAGTCGATTGAAGAGAACCAACCGCATTCTTCTGGGCTATAATCTTCTCCATAAATCCGTTTACAGATTGTGAGGCATCAAATATCTTTTTCTTAAATCCCATTTCCATCTCGGCACCGGCTTTAGCGGCGTTCGCCACTAATTCATTCATTTTTTGCGTGGAGGTAGACAGTTGAGTATTGAGAGCCTTGAAAGCAGCAGGGGATTGAGTTGAATCCATAGTTTTCAACTCGTTCTTTAGTTTTGCAATTTCCTCACGGAGTTTGATAACTTTATCAAAATCTGCACCAATACGAAAGTAAAGCTTAGCCATTTTATTCTGAATTTTAATTATTTACCACTCAAAATTACGGCATATCCAAACCTTATTAGAATTTTCTTTCATCAAATTCGTGACAACAGACGAAAGGTTTGATATTTCCTGTTCTAATTGATGAATTTACTATATATACAAGGTTTTATAGATCTTTTTCATCAACAAAAACACAATCAGCCTATTGTTGGAAAATAATTGTGAAGGTAAAGATAGATAGCCTATTTACCATTTCAGAGATTACAAAAGTACGACATTGGAGGAATTGTTAGGAAATAATTTGGAACAGTGAGATTTTTGAGATAGTTTTGTAAAATGTTTAACTAAAAAATGCGATTATGGAAAGCATTCTAACTTTTATCTCAATCATTTTTATTGTATTCGGTATTCTTCAAATTATTCTATTTTTTAAGATGTGGGGAATGACAAACAATGTATCAAGAATAACAAGGCTACTTGAGTCTAAGGAATTGCCAAATAACACCTTAAATAATGCAGAAAATAAAACGGATGATATTCTCAGCGATACATATAGTGACATTGCTGTGGGGAGTGTTGTTATTCGTCAGTCGGATGGTAGAAAAATGGTAGTTGACTCTATTGAAAATGGGAAATATTTCTGTAAAGGTTCTACAATGGAAGGATATAAATATTACAGTAGAAATGAGATAAGTCCCAATTGATACAGAATAAGTAAGGAGGATATTAAGAAGTTAGCAAAATTCAAATAAGAAAGGAGACGGATAAAATAAAAAGTAATTATGGAATTATTTCTTTTTGTAAGTCTGAAAAAAATGAATTGATGTGGGCATATTATGGAAATGATCACAAAGGATTCTGTATTGAATATGATATTGACATTTTGCAAAAAGAAATGTTCCCATGTTACTTGTTAGAAATCAAATACCAACCCAGCCTGCCAACATATAATTTCCGCAAATGTGCATTCAATCGCCATAATACAATTAAATCATCCTTAGGTGTAAAATCAACATTTTGGATACATGAACAAGAAATGCGATTAATTGTAGAAGGACAAGGATTAAAAACAATTCCTACTGAAGCTATTACTGGAATATATTTTGGTCTTCGAATGCCAGAATCAGACAAAGAACTGATAAAAAATTCTTTGAAAGGTAGAAGTATAAAATATTATCAAATAAAACTAAAGCCTGATAGCTATCTATTAGAAGTTGAGTTAATTAATTAAAGTACTAAATTTAAGATGGAGAAATAAGAATATGGATATTGAAACATTGTCTAAAGATGGCTTTTTTTTGAATGAGACAAGTACCGTATACTCTAATATCGCCTTTTTATCTCTTCGGAGTTCACTCATGTCATATTTTCAAACTTCCACAAATCTAAATTGGCTGTTATCTAATTCAGAATTAAACAATATGAAACAGTCAGAAAAAGACGAGAAGCATGGCATTGATTATGCAGGAAATTCCTGTAATGCTATTTCACATTTTCATCATTTCACTGAACTCATTTTAAAAGATATTTTGCGGAGTGAAAATACGTTATTAGCAGTTGATGCATCAGATAAGCCTATGCTATTATATAAATTGGCAAATAAAGAAAACATATCAGATTCCGAAATAGATTCATTAAAACAAATTGAGTTCAAAATGGCGTTAGACAGAGTTGTAGCATTAGTGGCTAACAAAAAACTTGATAATTCTTATGAATTTATAAAAGAAAGCCAACGATGGCTTGAGAAAATTAATTCACTACGTAATCGCATCTCACACAGAGGTGCATTTATCTTAAGATACAATGCTCTTGATGAACTTTTTGGAAAGTATATTTTACCATTTATAGTAAAGACTATATCATTACCACAATACAATGATATCATAATGTGTGAATTAAATATGTGTAATGAGGATATTCATCCCATTGAAGATATTATCAATGAGTACAAAAAAAAGAATATAGACCCATTTAAAATACAGTTTTTAAAATTATTAGCTAATTCGACTTACAGTAACCCAATATATTCAAGACGTAGTAATATGTTCAACTTTATCAATAAAGATAAAATCCAGCATGCTCAATTAATTGCTGAGCAGTGTGCCCAAAAAGAATGGTATTATAGTAAACATATATGTCCAGTTTGTGGTATAGAAGCACTTGTTCCTGAATTTGATTCTTATGAAGAATTTAATAATGAAGGAGCTATCATAAATTGTGAAGACTATGTTTATAAAGTCAAATGTCATTGTTGTTCTTTTGAATTGGAAAGCTATATCATTAATAAGCTCAAATCTTTTGATGTAAAAATAGAAGATTATTCAAAAATAACTAGATAAACCTGCCAAACGCCCGCACCCAGTTTGCCGACCAATGATACAGACATCAATAATGACAGATACTATGACAGATGAAGAAATAGAGCAAACCCAAAAAGAAGCTGATGAAGTAATTCAAAACTTCAAAGAACAAGAAAAGCAAGGATTACGTGATATCCTTCGATATTATGATAGAATACATGATAAACTTTTCTCCTTCAACAATATGCTAATTGCTGGATATTTCGTGATAATAGCCTTGCCAAATTCCCCGACAAGTCCATGGTGGATTTTACTACCCATTTTTAATATGCTAAATTTGGTCTTTGTTGATTACGAAATGATGGAGAAAAGCCGTTTTGAAAGTGCTATCATGAGTAAACCATTGGAAGAGATACAAAAGTACGGAAAAAGGATTAGTAAAACGACATTGCGATCTTTGTTTACCATTATTTCGACATTGATAGTCACATTTGTTTTTGTACTACAATTACTAAAGCTAACATAATAAAAGCCGGAGAGAAATCCGGCTTTAACTTTCCCCATTAGCATTTCCCATATAAGTCCTACGAGAAACTTGCTTATTCCAACTCATACCTATTCTGTTGAAGTTTCCCAAGTACCGACCTTGAATACGATTTACAAGATTATTAGGATTGCTTGCATCGCTCCCGTTACGTCTTTCTACAATTCTATTCGCTTGCCGGGCTATTTCCCAACCTGATTTAGTTTTTCTTCTTTTGGCTCCAACTTAAAATTTTAAAAGTTAAATAATCTAATTTCGCCATACTATCTCTTTTTTCTACGATTTGCCAATTCCTTACCACTGATTCTATTCACCTTTTGACCACTGACGGTATGAAGTTTGTCCCTCTGCATCATTAGCAAGTTTCTATAAGGGATAACCTCAAACACTTCTGTATAACTCAGATGAAGCGTGTCAATCAAATGGGCTATCTGCCCGAAGAACGTTGTGTTTCCTACTGTTTCGGTCTTGCTGCCAGCATCGACACGTTCTTCATCGAGCTGACACACTGAAAAGCCGATATATCCATCATGGAGAAGCACACCTCCAAAGCGTCTTTAACTTCTTCAAAAGTCCCGTTCTCTAAAGCCTTTACCAAATCCTCATTACCACAGATGAAACAAGAAATACCTTTCAGCATATCTCCGGTAGCTTCCGGCAGTTCCTTGATAGCTTCCATGATATTATTACCATCCATGCCTATCTTTGAGAAATGGCTTATCGCCCGGCAGATAACCTTGATTGTAGGCGGTTTGATGGTATAAATCTTACCACCTATCTCTACATTCTTGAAGTCCATCCCCAACAGGGCATCGGATACTATTTTAGCTGCTTGATTCATACCTTTAAATTAAAAAGGCGGCGAGCAACCACCCACCGCCATCCGAAAACAATCTATTACCAAAATCTCTCTTATGCAGATGGAACTACCTCAGATTCATCGAACCATTTCTCAGAAGCCAAACCATCCACACCGGTGGAAAGGGGAACGGCTGAAACAGCCAATCCGATAGCCTTGTCGGTATTAGAACCACGAGCATTGATAGCCGCTTTCGGGAACACCACATAGACACCATCTTTCGTTTTACCAATGACGCACTTATGGATAGTCTTATGCTTTCCTCTTTCCCAATTCTTTTCTGTGGCTTTACCACCTTGCAAATCTTCTTTAGTCTTGTAGTCATACTCACCAATAGTAAAGTTGATTTTCACTTCACCCGGTTCGGATGTTTCACGGTAATATTCGCCAGTTAAAGCATTTTTGTAACGAGTGACACTTGCTTCCGCTTCCTCGTACTGGAATGTATCACCATGTACATTTTGGACCTTTTTCGTTGCTGCATTTTTCAAGATTGCGGCAACCTCCGCACCCGACAATCCGGTAGCAGGAGTTGTAACCGTTTTAATAGGGTCTGCATAATACAGTTCGTCTATTTCTACTGCTGTTATCATATTATTTCACATTTAACACGTTAAACAAAATTCTCACATTTACATAATGACACTTCAAAGCTGTGTCCGCTTCTGTACCGATTGATTCGATAGAATATCGATAGGTTGTGCCGTCATAGGTGCTTACTACATCATCAAACCGTTTCATGGCTTGTCTTTCGAGTTCATTCAAACGGATGGTGTTCGCTTCATTTTCGCTTAAATCAGGAACACAAAGATTCACTTCCGCAAAAGACTTTCTCCAATGAGTGCCCGGCTGTTGCTTCTTTGCATGGATAACGATTCTTTCGGACTTCAATTCACCCGTCAGAGTTTCCCCGTTGGGTACTATGTCTATTCCGAAAGCCTTGCAGTCCCGGTAGAGGATGTTTCCTATGTCGGTAGTTACTATCATTCAAATTCTTCTTTTAATCGTTTCTCCGCATATAGAGCGGCACCACTCAAAACATCAAACCCTTTAGATTCCACGAATGAAGCGTATTCAACTTCATTTTTTAGCGTCAAACCGTTTTTATCGACATCGTAATCATTGGACGTTCTCAAAGTAAGTGTATGATCTTGATAATCGCCATGTTCCTCCGCGTACTTCACGGCTTCATCACCGACATCTATCATTTTCTTCTCGACTTCCCATTCTCCTTCATCGAAAAAGGAATCGACATCGGAGAAATCGAAATCTACATCCATAGCTCCGAATAGTTGAAGTAGTTGGTACTCTTCACCGTGTAAACCTCACCTTGCCCTCTCACGTTGTCGCCATCCATGCAACGAACCTCCTGCCCTACTTTGATAGTTATTCTTTTCTCACACACTACATGGAAATTAGGACGATATACAGAGCCATTGTCAGAAGAAAACTCTTTCGTAGTGTTATCATCACATCGGCACTTGCATACATCTTGCCAGCTTTCACCACCTGTTCCGGAAATAGGCCGGCCGAACTCATCCTTTTCCATCGGGGTGATAACCTTTACCTGCAACATGTGTGGAGCGAATATCATAAGAATGTCACTTTAGGTTTGTTACTCAGTTCGTCTTTCAATCCGTACTGTTTACACAGAAGTGAATAGTAGTCCTTAATACCTTGAATGTTCCAAGACATAGAGAAACCGCTTTCACTGATTGAAGTGGCACGAAGCAATAGAGAGGGGATGAACTTCGCAATTGCCACAGAAACACGACTGTAGTAACCCTCGTTCATTTCATCCCCTCTGCTAACCTTCGCATTCAGACACATATCCAAAAGGTCGGCCTCCGACAACTGGATGCCGAAAGTCTGAAACTTTTGCTGTATGTAGTCGTTTACCGTCATGCGTTCATCGTTGAAAGATCAAAGTTCACAATCTTATTCGGAGAGATAAATTCAGGAATCCACTCAGCGGTGTATTCCATGTATCGACCTTCTTCGTCACGATAGTTGCAAACCGACATCTGACCTTCAGCAGTATTGTAAGAACGTCCCGGAACAGGGTCCGTCATTACATACGGCTTATGGTGACGCATCTTCATCACCTTGTCCGTCTGCAACAGGGTAATACGGTTGTCGGCGTAAATCTGCACGTTCTCGCCCGCCTGATTCTCTACGTAGTCCTCTTTGATCTCAATTGCAGGAAGCCCGATTCCAGTAAATACGCTGGATGCCATCTGGTCAGTCACCAACCCTGCATTAACCATGAACTCACGCTCACCAAGAATCATCTTGAATTTATCACCGAACTCAGAAGCCCCTACAATGTTCTTCATAAACGTACCACGAGACATAATCATTTTGGAGAATACACCGTATTTGGCTTTCAATTTCTGAATCTCCTGCTGCAAGTAAGAGATAAATACATTCTTTGCTGAAGCGTCAGGAGTAAGGAAGTGGAACGGTAGCTCGATGTCCAACAATTCGATGTTTTCCTTATTATCGGCCAAATGAACCTGCGCCTTACCAGTCATCAACAATTCAGGAACGATAATATCCATACGCTTGTGTGGAGCAAGCAAAATCTGACGGTAATCATCAACAATAAAATCAATGATTTCCTGTAAGATTGTACGCTGGTCAGCGGTATTGGCAGCATTGAATTTATCAATGATGTCTTGCAATTGCGACAGACGTTCAATATCCATCTGATAACGGTCGCCCAAATAGGCGATTTCAGTATAACCACTTCCAAGGCTACGTCTTTCACGAATAGGCTTCTGATCATTCTTACCCAGAATGGAACCGGCAACAACACCCGTTACTGTCCCAAGATAAGTCTTGAAAACACGGGTTTTAGTTTCCAAGAAATCTCCGTATTGCTTCCAGTAGATTGTGTCCAGTCTCAACTGGAGGACACGGTCAATAATCGCCTGAACGATATTGGGATCTGTAAATAAAGTTTGTATGGTCAAATTCATATCTAAACTTTTAATGATTAATACTCAAACTGGAAACGGCTTGTCAATCCCACCTTATCCAGCTCATGGATCGGAAGAACCAACTTGCTTTCCTTTACCTCATAGGCTTGCATCAAGAGAGTGCAGAGAACCGCTCCATCGCTCTCAACTTTCTTCGCATCATAAAGAACGAAGTTTGCAGTGTTCTTCTTCACTGTTCCACCCACTGCGGTAGCTTCGAAAAGAACCGTATCCTTAGCGATATTTTCTCCGAAAGCCGCTTTGATGGTTAATACATCATAATCCTTGATTGACTTGTCGATAGATGCTACCTCTGCGCCTTTCTTTCCGCTTCCGATGAACATACCCCGATAAGCCAAAGAATCTTTTGCCACCTTGATGGTGAGATTAGAGTCTCCTGTGGTATAAGCTTCAACCACTTTCACATTGCGGACGGGAACGAGTGTCCGTTTCTTCAAGTCCGCTTGTACAGGTGTGAATACAGGAAGAACAGAGCCTACTACAAGGTTGGTAATATCCAACTTCCACGGTCCGCTCTTTCTGACACCCGTCTCAACACGGTAGAACTCTTCCGGTTTGTATTCCGGGGTCAAGTTATACTTAGTACCTGCTGCCATAAATTTTACTTTTTAGATTCAACAATAGTTTTTGTTCCTTCCGAAATCATATTCGCAATAGATTCAGCTTCCTTCTCCATCTTTGTTTCCGCTGATTCAGGAGGAGTCACACCACTAAAGCCGATATTGGCAAGTTCCTGTTTAGCGTCCTTGAAATAAATGTCTAAGTCTGCATCATCAGGAATCGCATAACGCTTTGCGAATGTTTCGGGAATACCATACTCCTTTGCCTTTGCCATAATCTGCTCCTGCCGGGTAGCCTGTGACTTCTCAGCCTTAAACTGAGCGAGTTCATCGGAAAGAGGCTTAACAGCAGCACTCACCGCATTTGCAATGATGGTCGCCATGTCATCTTTCTTATCTTCCGGCTTTGGATTTGAGTTAGGATTGGGATTAGGATTCTCGATTTTATTTTTCAATTCGTCCAATTGTTTTTGCAGACCCGATTTTTCGTTTCTAACAGTATCAATGTCTCCTTGAAAAGCTTTTAAAAGTCCTTCGACCCCACTAATAGCAGTTTCTATTTGACTTTCTTCAGTAACGGTTTTAGATAAGTAGTCAGCCACCCCGTCAAATGCTTTATCACCAAACCCAAAGGTTTTATACTTCGTTTTTAGTGCTACTAAGATTTTTCCTTTCATACCGTATGAATTATTAAATTTGAAATTCAATTTGCGGAAGTAAAAATACCACCAATACAGATGATTAATAAATATTTGAACTTCTGATTCGTGACCTTCGCTTTGATGTCACAAATGCGGTATAAAAGTAGTGAGTAAGTAGGTGGAAGGGAAATAATTAAATAGGTGATAACGAACAATAAAGAGAAGGTTTGATAATGGCAGAAAAAAGGCTCACAGAATAACTGCAAGCCTAAAATTTATTACCCCCCAAAAATATTTATTCCTTTATATCAACTAGTATTTTATCGGATAATATTCTTCTTCGTACTCAATAACTAATTCTGATGAAACCCTTAGTTCAATCAGCCTTGGATCAGTCGGTGGGATATTATCATCTGTCATAGGAAGAAGTCTTCTACACTTAGGCAAATTACACCATGTTCTATCTCATTCTCTATCTTTGCCAAACTACAAGAGATTAATAGCAGCCAACTCTTTAGTCAAAGACTGAATACCTTTCTGAATCTTCTCCAACTGCTGTTTGCGCGGTTTATGTACTCCGGCAGCATAATGCCATAACTGACGCTCATTGATTCCTGTAATCCGACTCAGAGCAGCTTTAGTAAAAATGTTGCTGTAGTAGTTGATAAAAGTAGCAGCATCAATTTTGAACTTTAATTCAAATTCCCCAGACAACACCTCGCAAGGATTAGTATTATCTTCCAGATACAACTCGATTGCTTCCTTCATATTATCTTCTAACTCTTTCATATCATTACCAACTGTAATGACGGGAGCACCTTCAATATAAGCACTCAGGTTCTTTCCTGCGTGTTCAACGATAACTTCTACTGTTTTCATATTACCTCCTTTTAAATTAAGAGAACAAGGGGGCTACTTTAGCCCCGCTTGCCTCAAAATGCTGTAATAAGTGCCTTTCTCAACGCCTTTGCTGTTATGATTCGGTACGATAACTACTTTACCGTCTTTTTCAAACTTCATGTGGCTACCTCTCTGACTCTTTAGAACAAAACCGTTTTCTTGCAACATAGTTACAACGTCTTTCACTGATTTGTAACTCATAACGCTTTGGACTTAATTACTATGCAAATATAGTAATAATATGAATACTAACAAATAATTTATTCATTATTTTACTATGAATAAAAAATAGCGGCAACTCTGAAGAATCACCGCCAAAGGTCCTATTTTTCATGTACCCGAATTATAAGCCCCATATTTTTTCTGACTAAGAAGCGTTTTTCTGTTCTTTATTTCCGATTTGCTTATTCTTAGCTTCTTGTTCTTCTTTGATTTCTGCAAGCTCTTCCTCGATTCTGCTTATTTAGGCAATCGTTTTTCTAAAAGACGCTGAATGCTTTTGTGTATTTTCCCTATAACCTCATAATAACGTGGCTCCTCAAACCCATTATAACATTCACTTGCTTTATCCAAGTTATAAAGGTCATCATTGCCATCTATAATAATTTTGGCATCTTCATCCTTCTGGTACCTAACTTTAAATCTAACCAAATAATCAGATAAAGCATACACATCATCAAATGCAGAGCCACAACCATGCAAATAATAATCTTGGTGCTCTTTCCTTATTGCTTCATCTGCTTTTATAAGCAATCGAAGCAATTGAGTGTCTATTTTATCGCCAATATCCTTATTCTTTCTTCGATTTTTTCCAAATAAAATCAGAACTCCCTCTCTTAATGAAGGAATAAACCCTATTACTACAGCTGCTACAACAATGGTAGCTATAATCCAATTATCTAAAAAGAAATTGATAATAGTGTCGTATTTTGTAGTTGTCTCCATAATCATAACCTTTCAGCTAAATCCTTTACATCTTCCGCAGACTTTACTTCATGCACGGTATTGCCTACTTTTACGAAGCCTACTATATCTCCAGTGTTTGACTTTTCGAATAGTTCAGTTACTGGAACACCCAAAGCATCGGCAATCTTTTCCAATGTACCAATAGTAGGGTTACCTCCCAACATTTTAGAAAGGCTTGCTTGAGCCACACCTATTTTAGATGCTACCTCTGCAAGAGTTACTCCTTTCTCTTTGCATACTTCCTTCACTCGTAAATCCATATATAATATATTATAAGTTTGATTTCAGACACAAATATACACATTATATATTATAATCTAAATTCAATCTACAAAAATATATCATATTATATTTTATTAACAGTGATATTATTGCAAATTATATAATATAGTCTATATTTGCATATATAAAAATAGAATATATTATATAACACATAAAATATAAGTAGTATGAGCACAAAATTTAGAAGTCAGTTGAAAGAGGTAATGCAAATGGCATGGTCTTTTGTTCGCAAGAACGGTTATTCAATGAGTGAAGCATTGAAATGCGCATGGGCTAATTTGAAACTGAAAGCGGCTTTGAAAGTAAAGATAGTAGAGTTCTTCTTTAAAAAGACAGATGGCACGCTACGTCAAGCTTTTGGCACTCTCAAAGAAAACTTTATCGGTGAAGTGAAAGGCACAGGCAGAAAGCCGAATGATAATCTGCAAGTGTACTGGGACACAGAAAAAGAAGAATACAGATGTTTCAAGAAGTGTAACCTTATTAAAATTGCATGACTATGAAAAAGAAAAGTATGGTAACAGTTGAGATTGAATGTTCAAATACACATTCAACACCAGTATTCAGCGACTTTTTAAGTGAAGTACAAAAGCGGTTTGATATTGAGAAAGAAGCTAAGAATGAATTATATTCTTTTATCATACAGATGGGGCTGTTAGATCAATTTAGAGAGTTCTCTCAGCATTATAAGGGCGTGAATCATCATGCTGCATGTATTGATATGCTTGCAGTATAATTCTTAACACGATTATCAAAAGGCGGCTCGCACGACTTTAAAGGCTGCCTCTATTACTCACTTTTAAAATGAAATAATCATGGACGAAATTTGGAAAGACATTGAAGGGTATGAAGGATTATACCAAGTATCAAATTTAGGTAGAGTAAAGGCATTACCTAAATATTGCTTTAACGGTTCGGTAGATTGGTTGATGAAAGAACATATCTTAAAACCATTAAAAATACATAGTTATACATACGTTTGTTTATACAAGAACAAAAAATATAAGCGAAAAGCCATTCATCGATTAGTAGCATTAGCTTTTATTCCCAACCCAAGTAATAAGCCAGACATTGACCACATAAACGCTATTAAAAACGATAATAGAGCTGTAAATTTGCATTGGGTTACCAAAACAGGCAATATGAATAATCCTTTAACACGAAAGAAAATTAGTGAAAGTAAAAAAGGTACGCCACAGCCCAAAGGTATAGATAATAAACGGTCAAGAACAATATTACAATATACCCTTGATGGCAAATTTATTAAAGAATGGCATGGTTCAAAAGAAATTGCAAGAGCTTTTAATGGGTGCAATAGCTTTATCCTTAAATGTTGTAGAGGTATTTACCGCCAAGCCTACGGATATATCTGGAAGTTTAAAGAAGGGGACTAATCAGCCCCCTTTGTCTTTTCAGATTCTTTCATCTTTCTCTCCTCTTCAATTTCTTTCAATTCGCTTTCGATGCGGTCCGCGTTCCCGGCAAACATAATACCCTCGCGAGTTGACCAGATACCACCTCTGACTGCGGAGACGGCAGTAGAAACCTTATCGTCTACCGAATCAATCATATATGGTACAAGGTCTGTTTCTATATCAATCGTCTTGGAAGCCCTGCTGAATTCCGATGGATTGATTGCCCCTAAAGCGGAAACAATGAAATTCACACGCCTTTGCATAAACTCGCCTATTACCTCAGCATGATTCTCGACTGCCATATGTGCGCCCATAAACATAAAGCGGAAAGCAGTACCGGAAGCCTTGCCAACGCCTTTCAATGTCTCAAAAGAGATACGTGGAGTATTGGACATATCATAAGCCATATTGGTAAGAGTTTCAGCTTCAAATTTTATCGTATCTGGAACTTGCGACCACGTTAGATATTGAGCGTCTGCACCTTCCCCCGTAAGTTTAACCATCCTGTCCTTAGTCTTACCCATGAAACCCTCCACGTCACCGATAAGTTTCAATAAAGGGAAGAAATGGTAATCAATACAATCGGCATAGTTGGAAAGAAGCTTCTCTAACCGTACACGAAAAGTCTTAATCTTCTTGCAATATGCTTCAGGGCGGTAAGCGTAATCTACAGGAAGCTTTGGGAATCCATGAGCGAAAACGGTCCTTTCCTCGTACCCTTTAGATAAATCCCACTGATAAACCATCTTGTCTGTAATAGTCATAAAGCAGGTAATTTCCGAATCGTCCATGAGTTTTTTCTTATACTCACGGGAGAAAGCAATCATCTTACCTTCATCGTTGAAGAACGGAAAGAGCTTATCACCTCTGAATGGTGACCACAACACACTTTTCAGTTTCTTGGTAGGCTTAACCTTGCCCCCGAAAGTAGTCTTTACTTTCTTCCAGAACTTAGCCCAGAACGAATCATCATCGGTCGCATACCAATACTCGGCAACTTCCTGTTCGGATAACCAGGAACGAACAATCTTTTTGTTCTGATACTTGATTTTATTGGATTTGAATACAGCCTTGACAGCATCCAAGAGTCTCTTTTCGTCATCATCCGTAGGAGTACAGTCTATAGACGGCTCAGTGCCTACTGTAAAAGCCGTTTGAATGTTTACGATGTCCTGCTCCAAGGGAATAGAGATACGGTTTACCGGTTCGGTTCTGTACTGTGCTTCGGTTTCATAGGCATTACCTGTCTTCTCATCGAAAACTTTCTCCGCTTCCTTTTCAAGAACCTTCCTGTCCGGGTACTTCTCTTTATCCACCATGATTTCATGGCGTTCCGGATTCCAATCATCCCACAACTTGCAGTGGTCGGGAAGCTCAGTTTTCCTACCTTTCTTCAGGTAGCTTATCTTCTGCCCAATATCGGGCAATACTAATATTTCTTCTAAACTCAATGGCATAGCTTATATTTTTAGTGTGTGAATATTCCAGTTAAATCTTTCGGCTTCTGAATCTTTCCCAGAAGCTCACCCAAAACATAATAACGGGCAGCATCTATCCCGTGGTTATCATGGTCTTCGGGTTCATTGATATACTTTCCATCCTTGTCCTTCGCCCACACATACTTTCGGAACTCGCTTTGCAAGTTATACGAATGCTTGGTTATGTATATCTCCATGTCCTGCATCTTATCGATGCCGGCATTGATAGAGCCTGCTCCTTTTTCCACCGCATATATCTTAATACCTCCGTTATGTATTTCTTGAATCAAACGAGGGTCTGCGCTATCGGCAATAACCTTCAATCCCCACGGTCGAAGCGTTTTGATAATGTCAGAAGAAAGAAGTCCGGTCCGGTAATCTACTTCGTCCAAATACAGAGCGTTACCTACAATACCGCACCGAATAGAAGCGGACGGGTCGTGTGTGTAGCCAAAATCTTGCCCGATAGCCACCTTCTTAGCCCAAGCCGGGAATTCATCAACAATTCCCCACTTCTTGAATACAGCACCTTCCGCAACGTCAGCCCAGCGACCGATAACCACATGAGCATACTTTTCGGGATTGCTCACCTTCATATCCTCAACCTCCTTCAGAAACTCTGGAGAAAGATTCTCCAAGTTATCAAGATAGGTAGTATGGATATGAAGTACATTCGGGTGCGTGGAGATTTGGACTTGCACCCCATCAATCTCTACGAGTTTATGGGTATTTTCGATGTATTTTTTGTAGATAAAGTGATTGGAATCACAAGGATTCATTATGATGATTATCCGGTTCTGAATCCCTTTCTTACGGATGGAGAGCATTATCTTGTCGAACTCTTCTTCATTCGTCCATTCCTCCGCTTCATCACAAACAAAAGTAGTAATACCTTGGATGGATTTCAATTTTGCCGTTTGGTTCCCGGAAGAGGTCTTGATACCTCGGAACATGATACGGCTTTTAGTCATTTTGTTGACTATATCTGTCTTGGTGGTCTTGAAATACTTCGTTGTTCCGTCAAGGTCTATCTTTTCCATCATTTCCGGAATGATAGACATGCCGGCAGAAACCATCGTGTAGCGGGTGTAGAGAATCTGATGTACAATCTTCTCTACCGGGGTCATTTCAAAGGTCAGCCGTTCTATGAAGGTGGAAGCATTGAAAGATTTTCCGCTACCACGTCCACCGGTGATAAGGATGATGAATTTCTCCGTATCTGTGTATAACGGATGATATATTTCTTGGGGTACTATCATTTCAACTTGTCTTTAATCCATGAATCAATACTGATACCGTGGTCTATGTCGGTTGGAATGTCGGCATCTTCAGATTCTTCTCCAAAGCCTTCGTTTCTTCCTAATGTAGAAAGGATATAACGAATCATATTCCCGTCTGGACGTTCACGCCAACCTACGAAATTCCCATTTTCATCTTTTTCAGGAATACCTAAAGCAAGTATACGAGCGGAAACTAAACATTCATCAACCAAAGAACCACGTTCATCAGATATTGCATCTTTAAACCCTGTATCTTCCTTTGCCCACTGGTATATGGTTTTCCGAGCCACCTTAAATGTAGCGGCTACTTTAGTCAGATTTCCTCCAGATTTACGAACTATCTTCCTAAACTCTTCTATATCGGGTTTCTTTGCCATATCCTTGCGCACGGGCGCGTGCGCGTGTACTTGTTACTTTCGTTACTTAATCAATCTCAAAACATCTTCTCCTTTGACAAACTTATCATCTGTACTAATGCCAAGTAAGTCGCAAAAGTCATCTTTAGCTTCATAGGAAGAAAAAGATAATGTTATAAAGGCTTCTTCGTTCTGTTGCCTTTCTATTGCGGATTCTTTTACCTGCTGTTTGATGAATTTCATGTGTTCTTTTTTAGCTTCGTATGTCTTTTCATCCATTACAGGAGTTTCTATTTCATCGAACGATGATACAGGAGATAATAAATCATCCAAAGAATCTGAGAAAGAAGGAATAGCTGTATTTATAGAAAGGATATCGTTGAGCTCCCCAATATCCAATCCAACATCCGTATAATCTATATCAGAGATATAGCCAGCTATAAGGTCTATATCCGGCTTCGTGTTTCCTACCGCCATGTATGTAAGCTGTTCCTTTTCTGCTTTATCGTCTAAATTCACGACTTCAACCTTTACGTCATAATCAGTGCCTGGAGTACCATTATACTTGTAATGCAAATCCATTGCCTTTATTCTACGATGACCGTCTATTAGATTTCCTGATTTTTCATTCCATACAATACCACCGAGAAAACCAATTTTCTGCAAATTTTTCTTTTGCAGCTTCACCTTTTCATCCGAATGTCTTTTAGGATTAATCGGATTAAGGTTTATTTGGGAGCGTCTTATGACCCTTGTCTCACTTTGCTTTAGCTCTTTCATAATCGTATTCAAATAGTTTTCGTTCTACCAACGGATATTCGTTTATAACTCTTCCTAAATCTTTTGGGAAATTGTTACGAAGGAATAACAAGTAATTAATATCGGTAATATCTGTTCCGGATGATTGATGTTTTAAATCGTACGACTCCGGCTTTATTAAATTTTTCCGGCTGATATATTCTAATACATCCTTATTCTTGTATTCGGATAATGGATAACACTTCTTTTGCTCCTCATTAATTCCATTCATGTCGTATGTACGTAGCATCAAACGCCTATTCATTGAATCAGACTGCTTGAACCCGAAGAAAGCCCATTCAATATTATATTTCTCCCGTACTATATCGGTAAGTTGAGCCATATTGTACAGTTTCTGCTTCTCGTTCTTAACACAGCCTAAGTAACCAATACGCCTAAATGAATAAACAGAAAAATGTGGTATCTGAATGTATTTCACATTCAGGTATTTGTTGCAGGTATAGTTGATATATCGATTAATGTGAGATAAGTCTTTGACAACATACATATAAACACATACAATTTCTTTGAAATAGGGTGATATAAGGTCTAAAAGGGCTATACTGTCCTTACCCGATGCCGAGTGAAACAATATAACCCTGTCAGTCTTTTTTGCGACAGCTTTAATTATATCTATCGCTTTCTTCATTAGACAACTCTACCTCCTATACGGCGGTTAATTCTCGCTCTTTGAGCGGCATTTCTACCGGTAGATTGAAAACGACCTGCTTCATAATCTTTTCGACTTCGGTATTTTCTACCACTCGCATCAGTAGCATAAACTTCTGGCATAATCCCTTTTTTTAGTTAAACAATCTTTTTACCTACAAATGGAGCCACCTAAGCGGCTCCTATTATTTCAATCCCGAATGGCTGATAATTTCACAAATATGCAAATAATAGAATAATGGCAACTCTTTAGGCGGGTTCTTTTTAAACGCTTCTAATTGTTTGTCGAAATCGTGAAAATCAAATTCGTCGTGCATGAATTTTATGCCTTCTTCTGTTATTTCGCCTATACCAATTTCATCAATGGCGACATCAAGTATCCATGGTGCACCAGTACTATAAAAATGAATAGCTTCTATATCAGTCCTCAAAATAGGTTGACATTCTTGCTCGCGTCCAGCTTTTCTCAATTCCTCATTTTCGTCAACTTGCGCAAAGTCCGTGAACATCTTCTCATATTTGGCACTAAGCATACGTGTTTCTATGCTCTTTTTGCCATTTAAAATATCTAAAGCGTTTTCTTTTGTCATTATGAGCGAATACGCTTCTATCTCTTGACCATTATAATTAATCTTCATATCACTATATCGTTATAAAATTTATACTATAAAAGATAGTACCTCAAAGATACTACCACAACCAAAGATAACGAAATATCTTCAAATTCTATCTGTGACAATCGGTTTTAAGTCACAGAATCTTTTTCAACCAGATATCTCTTTTCTCTCTGCACACCTCTTAAAGTTGATGCACAACAAGAAAACAATTCACCACTTTCAGCACGGTAGTCATACTGATACATTTTAACTCTCTTACCTCTCAACTTAGTGTTGTAAGTAGTGTAGTTCTCTTTACCGGACTGGCATACGCTGCAACCGTTTTTGTTTATTGAGTTCATAATCAATCTATATTTAATGTTTCACATTCAATCTCTCTTCACTCGTATAAGCCACTACAAGCCCAGTTTCATCGTGCTGTATGATGATGTACTTTTCACCCCTCTCTATAGTAGAGAAGTCATAAGGGGTTACCATCTTACCCAATACTTTGCCCAATTGCTTCATCAATGGGGCTTCAGGGCTGATAACTAAAACTAAATCCGCTTTCATAATCGTGTGTATTGTGGTAGCCCGAAGGCTACCGGATTAAACTTAGAACTTCTCTATTTTGAGATTGTCATTAATGATGAACATACGTCCACACTCTAAAATCACGTGTGTATCTGTAATTCGCTTGATTACTCTTACTACATCATCGTGCGATATGCGTGGCGTACCGTCTGCATGACAACCATTAGACAAATCACCTGATACTCTATATCTCAAACCTACTGTAACTTCATTTACGTTCATAATCTTCTATATTGCGCAGGGCTTTCGCCCTGCTGATTAAACTTATGCTATATTTAATCTCTTGCCTCTCATTGCATTCAGTTCTGCTGCCATCTTATTTGCTGCTTCTTCTGTCACTTCTAAAGATGCCATGCTCTTATCATAACCATCTATTACCATATAATAACCTCTTGACTTCTTTACGTAAAACTCATTAGCTTTATGCTGCTTCATGTAACTTGTTGCTTTCATAATAGTGTGTATTTAAGCGTTAATACCAATTGCTTTTCTCATAAAGTCACTTGCTTGCTCTACTGACATATTCAGCTTCTTTTGAATCAGGATAAGCATACAGCTTACTTGTTCTTCTGTATCTAAGTTACCTTGTACAAACTCTGACATGATGAACTTTTCTATTGTTCTTTGCTTAATCACTGATGCTGCCATAATCGTATATTTTTTAATTGTTATTCAAACTTATGCTTCTCTATACCCCCTTGCATTCAACCAAGCTATTGCACCTTTGAGAGTTTTGAATCTTTTGCTACTTTCTACTGCCGTACAGGCTGAATAATTTTTTTCGTCATGAATGAACAATGCACCTTCATTCTCACCTTTTTTATAACTAATGATATTCATATCTTCTATTATTTAATTGTTATTACTTCGTTTCTGATGATGCAAAAGTAGTATCATTTATAATACATAATACTATTTATACGTTAATAAATTATAAAATATAG